GCCAGTTCTTGAGCGCCAGGCCAATCCATGTTCTTGACAAACAGATCGCCTGCCGCAGCCCACAGCGCTGGGTTACCTTGCAGAATCTGGCTCATCGCGTCCATCGACTCCTGACGCTTGGTCAGGTAGCTAGGTCCAACCGTCACCTTGACGTCGTACTTACCAACGCCGGGGTTGTAAATCTTCTGCACTACCACACCGGCTTCGTTCACCATCTTCCGCACGGGTTCTGGCTGATTGGGGTCAAGCCGCACCATGTCAGAATTGCCGTCAACCTGAATAATCCGCGCAATGCGAGGCGTATCGTAGATTTTGGGAATCAGATCGACCAGTTGACGGCCTACGTACCGAATTGCACGGGCGTAGTTGTCAACGTAGTGGTAAGTACCAACGTCGCCCTCACGTTGGCGGGCCAAAATAGCCCGTCCAGACCGCTCGTTGGACGTCATGCCAAGGCTTGCGTTGTACTGCCCGGTTGCCGCTTTGATGTCCTCAGACGCCCCCATTTTGGCCTGAATTAACCCTGTTTGGGCCATCGGCGGCTGGGCGCGCTGCGGTAACGGCAGAATGTTGCCTGCGCCGTCGGTGACGTCAGGATTGACCTCTAAATACGGGTAATTCGTCGTGTTAGCGGTCTTCCACTTCTCTTCGTAGCCTTCAAATTGACCACCGTAGCCGATAAACGGTGCTTTAGGCGCTAGCGCCAGCATTTCCGCTTCTTGGCTTACCCAGTAGTTGTACATCCGCTGGGCGTCTTTGGCGTTTCTGACCAAACCTGAAATCTCAAGCTGGCCTTCGATGTTCCATTCATTGCCAATCACGCGAATGACGGGGATATACGACCCGGCCCAGTCGCGCTCTTCGATCATCTCGTACCCGTTCGTCTTGCACCATTTGATGCTCTTACGCTGGACTTTGCGCTGCCTGGAGGGCTTTAAGCCCATCTGCCGCATCATCTTATCCTGCGGAGTGCCTTGGAACGTCGTGGTGCCGTCCGGGTACAGGTTGAGCGTGGCGGGCTTGTAATCGCAGTAGAAATATTCTGCAATCCTCACCGTCATTTCGCCCAGCCACTGCGACAGCGACTGGTCGCCCACGCCTTGCGTCATGATTGAGCTGACCGGCATAGCGTTCGGGTACAGCCGCTCGTAATCGGACTTCAGGATGTCTTCGGTGATGAAGCACCACTCAGCATCCGCACCGCACGGGTCTTGGATCGTCGGGTCCATGTAGACCGAAAAGCTGTTTCGCACGCGCCCGATCTTGATGTCCTGATCAAAGCTCGTTTCATCACAGTATTCGGTCAGAATCCGAATGTAGCCCTCACCAAACGTCACCTGATTGTCGCAGGCGGTGTCGTAGGCCACGTCCGCATTTGAGATGTACTCAATATGACGGATCATGCCGTCAAAAATCTCAGCCACCTCAACGTCTGCCTTGTCGTCGGCAGGGATGACGTTGGGAGACGGCCTATTTTGCCGTTGCTCGTTGGTCACTTGACGCACGTGCTGCGGCAGTTTGTTGATCGTCAGGCATGGCCGAGCGTTAATCGTCTGCCCTTGCACCGACCCGCGCACCGACAGCACGTCTGCCGGCCACTGGTAGTGGTTGTCAGGCGATCCGGCCATAAACCGCAGATCGTCCAACTGGTCTTCGCGGGTGTCGCTGTACGCGCTGACAGCGGTTTTGAACCGGTCGCGCATCTGCGACAGCCGATGCCCGTTTGTTTTGTCGGGCGCGTCGCCTTCGTAGCCGCCTACGTCTGCGACTTCAGCCGCGCCGCCCATGCCTGTTGGATCGTAGGCCATTACTTCTTTTTCATTGGTTTGGCTGCCGCACGCTGGGTTGCGTACGCAATTGCAGCGGCTTGCTTAACGGGTTTTCCTGAGCGTACCTCTGCCGCGATGTTCTTACGGAAAGCGGCTTTGCTGGGTGACTTGACGAGGGGCATGTCTACCTCTTTTTAGCTGTTTTAGCCGACTCACGGAAGGCTTTGGCCGTGGGCGCACCGGGTGAGCCTGGCTTTCGCATCTTCTCGCCAGAACCGGCTTTGATGCGCTCTTGTTTGGCATGAATTGCAGCATAAAGACCGGGGCTGCCTGGTTTTTTCATTTGTGCGCTCCAACCGCAAGCTCTAGTCTATCGTCACCAAGAAATTGTGCAACATCTCGGCACAGCGCGTAAAAATCTTCGTACGCAAAGTCTGATTTCATGCGATTTATTGCTTGGCACACCAAAATTGTGTTTTCTGGCGTGTAACCAACGGAACTATCAATACGTTCTATGGAAACCGTATGCAAATGCCCCGCTTCAAGCGTCATTTGACGTCCGCTGTACGCACATACACCCCATTGGGTGTGCCAACATTCGACAATGTCGGCAACAGTCAAAGCAAAAATTTGCTTTCGTTTGGTAGCACTTTTTCGGGCATTTTGCAAAAACACTCTTGCGCGGCCTTCAATTGTGGAATTTTGCTTAGCTCTAGACCGCTCATTGCCTGCCGTGCAGCATTCTTTGCACCAACTATGATAGCCGTCTGTTGTCTGCGCGTGCTTAAAGTACAAGTCAAACGGCTTGCTGGTCTTGCACTTAAAGCAAGTCTTCATGTCAGCACTTCCATCGTTTGAGTGACGCTTTAGCGCGCTCGCCGTCTTTGGCCTTGGCGGCCACTGCGCCCATCCTGGCACAAAACGACGCCTTACGGCCCTTGTCTGCTTCTGTCTTGGGGTTAGGCGCAGGCGCTTTCAAATTGCTGCCGGTGGCTGCGTTGTACTTAGCCCGGCCTTTGGCGGTCAGCCCCGCGCCTTTGGACACGGGCAGCTTCTCGCCGCGTCCGACCGCCAAACTGACTGACTTCTTGGTAGCCATCAGGCGCCCATCCAGCTTGTAGCGCCCGATGAGCGGTCTACGTAGGTTTTGCGGGTCTGGGTGACGCGAGGCTCGCGGCTGGCGACCGGATAGGCAAACGTCACGGCGATCGCGTCCGCCGCGTCGGGTGAGGCAAGTCCTCTAGCCTTCATGTCCTTCTTGCTCTCCAAGAAGATCGTACCGCTCGAGTCCGGCTTGGTCTTGGGGCCGGTCAGGTCCGCTTTGAGCTGCCGGTCTGGTGTGATGCTGGCGCTCTTCAGCCAGTCTCGCATCAGCCCCCACATCTCCGCGCGCTTGTTGCCCCACATAATCTGGTTTTTGGCTTTCCAGCCAAAGTTTACCCCACGCACCTTATACCGCTGTTCTACCAGTCGGTCAAGTATGCCATAGCCTAGCCCACCTTCGTCAATCACCGTTAGCGTGGGCTTGTACTCCTCGATCGCGTCGATGACGTGGCCTACGGTCGTCATTGTGTCATCGCCCCGATACCGCTTGATTGCAATGATGTCCCGCCCCTGCCTAACTGCAATGACTGTCGAGTCACCGCCTGACCGGGCTGGGTCAATCCCAATCACAATCGGTGCTGTCTCGTCTTTGTGTTTGGCGCGGCCAAAGGCAGCGTCTACCAGGCTGGGGCCGATGAACTGGTCATCGCCCGCGCTCGGAAACTCCCCAAACACCTCGACCTTGGCCTGTATAGAATCCTCGCCGTACTCCGCGATGATCTGCTCGTATATCTGCTTGTCGGTGCCCTCTACGTCACGGGCGTCGATGTTTTCTGTTACCCAGAAGTCGCGCTTGCTATTGAAACACTCAAAAAAGTAGCCTTGGTTGCGCCGGGGGTTGCTAAACGCGCACCAGAACCGATGTGGCGTGTTCTCGGTAAAGAACCCCTGCGCCACGTCCCAGATCGGGTCTGGAATACCAGACGCCTCATCAAAGATCAGCAGCACGCCGTCGCTGTTATGCAGACCGGCGTAAGCGTCGGGGTTCTCTTCTGACCACAGCCGCCCCTCGACCGACCAGAAGCGCGTGCCTTTCTTCAAGTCCCGCTCAACAATTTCAGCCAGCCACTTTGCAGGCGTCACACGCGTCGCGCTAATCTCAAACCAATGGCTGTTAATCATCATCGCCAGCCACTTGGTAATCTCAGACCAGGTAATTGACCGGAGCTGCGCTTCGCTGTTAGCCGACACGATTGTCGTCGAGCCAATTCGCGTGGACAGCATCCACAGTATCAGCCAGGACACTAACGCCGACTTACCAATCCCGCGCCCGGAGGCCACCGCCAGCCGGAAGACGTTGTAGTCCAAGCGCCCGCCGTTGTCTTTGATGTGCTGGGCGATTTGCCGCAGGATGTTTCGCTGCCATTTGCGCGGGCCAGTGTAATGCTCTAGCGGAGTGCCCTTCTGGCCCCACGGAAACGCAAACAACACAAACGCTTCTGGGTCGTCTTTGATGCGCGGCTGCCAGAGCCGCACCATCAGGGTCTGTTCGTCAGATGCGCTGTAGATTGGCTGTTGCAAGCGTTGGCTCCAGTTTCTCGGTGACTTGCACGTCAATGACGCGCTGCTCTGCCTGTTCTAGCGCGCTGATGACGCTGATCTGTTGTGCGACGTCGATCTGCACTTGCTGCTTAGCGACCCAATCGTGCCGGTGCTTTAGCACCTCAAGCGCCGCCTTGGTGTCGCCTGCTAACGCCGCGTTCATCATAACAGTTGCCAGCTCTTTCTCTGCGTCAGCGCGCCCCTTCTGTTCTGCCATCTCGGCAATCGGGTCCCTCTG